GTCCATCGTTGCTTTGGCGATCGCGCCATCCCTAACGCCATCGGGCAAAACATTAGGATCGGTGCAGTGACCTTTGACGTAAATTACGGTTTGATCCCCACCGACGAATGGGGTGTTCTGAGGCATCCGATCTTGTTTGAGGAAACACCGCACCGTTTTCGCCTCTGTCTGCGCTGTGGGTTCGCCATAGTCGCCAACAATTATTTCCCCAACGGGGACATTGAAAATTAGCGTGGCATTCTCAAGAACAGATAGAGCCGTCATGGTTAACCGTTCAACTCCTCAAGGCGATCGCCAGCCAATTCCTTGATGCCCGTCCGACTGTCAGACTGGATCAAAGCTTCCAACTCCTTGACATTAGTCGAAGCGTTAATCAAGCTTTCTGACTCTCGGATAGTGACGGCGGCAACGGCTTCAGCGAGGGTTAAGTTCCCCACCGGAGAACCTGCCACTGGAGCAGCGGACGTTTGCCCAAGGGCAGCGTCTTGGTGAGGGACAGGCTGATCATCGCCGTCCCGTGTGGAAACTTTGAACCCTTCCAACTCACCTTCAACCGGAGGCTCTTTGCTCAGGACGCGCAGGTATTCCCGGTCAATCCAAAGCTTTGTCACCGGATGGGCGATCGCCAGTTTCCATTCATCCGCAGGGATGTTCAGATTGATGCCAGGCTTAAGGGTTAGTTGCTGAGAGCCGCCAACATAATTGACGGTCAGGCTCGTTGCGCGTCTGTTCTCAACCGTGGTCATCAAATCCCTTCCCCATAGCGCATAGACAAGGGCTTGCGAACTTCGATCCCACCTGTCCGCATCCGGCAAGGGACTCGGAAACTAAAATCACGCTCAGGGTTTGGACGCTGTTCAAAATCCAAGGGAACATGGAATTTTACGAGATCAGGACGCTTGATGTAGGACACCATCATGTCCACGCCGCCCGTACCTTTGCCCTGTAGATAAGGCATCGGAATCACAGTCTGCACACCCGCAGGGGTTGCCCGTTGGGTCTTCAGGAAAAATGACAAAATCGTTTCGCCACTTGCTGAATTGTTTGGGAATGGAGAACCAACAATCCGCTCAAATTGATCTTGAGGGAGGGCGATCACCATTGGGTTATAAGCCCCGTTTGTCGCCACGCGAGTTGCCGCCGCAAAATTGCGGAGGTCATCATAGACCTGCTCATTCGTCTTGTGCTGCCACTCAGTCGAGCTGGTCCCACCATTGCTGTTGCCGTTGTTGGGGGAAGTCCAAACCGGAACGTTAGGGAAATTAATCATCCCCAGCAAATTATTCTCGGCATCACCCTCATACCCAAGGACATCCAGTTTGCGCTCGATCACCTCACGGGCGGCGATCGCCATGGAGGAATCCAGATTCATGCCAGCAAAATCAGCACCTTCTAGATCTTCGAGCGTGTAGGCATAAGCATTGGCGATCGTGCGAATAAAGCCAGTTCGTTTTTCGGCGAAGGCATTCACCAGAGGAATATCCGTCGCACCATTGGCAAGGATTTTCGCCTCACCCAAGACCGTCAGGATTTTGTAGCTATAGGTTTCTGCACCAGAAGGTAGCTCATCAGAAATATCGACAGCCGCCCCCGATGCCATGAGCATTTCAGGGAAATCCTGAGTGACTACATCGTTCTGGACGTGTTCAAGTTGTTGTCGTAAAAATAAGCCGTTAACGGGCATTGGTCATCACCTCCTATGGCAGGTTAAGTTCTAAAATTGCGAGACCAGCCCCCGAAGTGGTGGTAGCCCATTTGACCCCAGACAATGCATCCGCTTTGTGTGTGTCAGCATCGGTGCGGAAATTGCCAGGGGTAAGCGCACTGTTTACGGTGTGGCGCAGAAATACGGGCAAAGTGGGATTCACCGCGACTTCCGAGTACACCTGAATCAAGCCTCTACGGAGGATAGTGATATCGTCCCCAATCTCGTAGCGACTGCCTGCGGTGGCTTCAAGTACCCCAAAGCCATCATCGCCTTGACGACTTTGCTTGTGGGCAAAGAGAGCAATACCCATGAACACAAAACCAGTAGCCGACGGAATCGCAACCTTGGGGCGATCGCCATCAGAAAAAGCCCCATCGTAAACAAGCCCTAAACCGAACTCGATCACTTCGTCGCTATGTCCGGTAATGCAGCGTTCGGGGGATTGCACAGCCATCCCTTTGAGCAGTTCACCATGCTGAAACGGAAAAGTCGTTTGAATAGGCATTACTTAACGACCTCCAAACCGGGTAGATTGCGACCTTTGCGACGGTTGACCATCTCAGTTTTTTTCTTGCCGTAGTCACTGCCATCACGACGCTCAACGTTATCAAGCTGATCGAGATGGGAACGAGTTTTGTCAGCAGCGTCTTGCTTCGCGTCAGGTTTGAGAGCCAAATACATCCCATCAATGACGGCATCAGGCAGATCATCAACCCCATCCTGCTTTCGCACAGTCTTGAGGTAAGCGCGCTTAATTTGCGGAACCGTTAGCGCGGAATCAATCCGGAAATTGGAGTCAACGCTTTTGATACTGGGAAGCACTTCGCTCCAAGCATCATTACGGGCTTGCACCTCGGCGGCGATCGCCTCATCAGATGTGGTTAATTCTTCCATCTTAGTTTTCAAGCCTTGGACTTCACCAGTCAGGGTTTGCACCTGAGTTTCAGCTTCATCAAGTTTTGCTTTTAGCTTGCCAGCGTCATCCTCTTTGGCGGATAACGAATCGAATTTTTCTTGCAATGGTGCGATCGCCGCTTCTCTCTGATTAGCTAACTCCGCTTTAATGGCGGCAATTTCATCAGATTTGAACTCGTAATCCACACCGTCTAAATTGATACGAGGCATAGCCCCTCCCTCATCTGTACGGTTGTTGCTTTGTTTTTTTTCAGTGGCGATCGCCGCTGCTTGGGTTGCTGGCTCCCCAATGGTTTCAAAATCTTGTCTTGTCACAGCAGAATCACACCGGAAACAATCGAGATGTACTTTCACCTCAGATCCGGCGCGTCCTTTCGGCACAATCGCGAAATGGTTATATTCTCGGTTTCTTTGTTCTAGGCGATCGCCGACTTGCACCACGTCACACCGATAACCCGCGCTAACTTCTACAGCATCGCCACTTCTCACGGCTTCAATGGCTTCTGCGTCATTCAATACCCCCAGTAAGGTGAGGATATCGGGGCGCGAATCATCCCGATAAAGCTGAGTCATGCCGCGCTGATGTTGGCGGGTATTCGTTCGGTCAAGCAACCCCGATTCAGGGTGCATCAAGGTGATGGGCTTGCCCCATGTCGTATCGAGAGAAGCTTTATCAAAGAGCGTTTCCTTTGAGACATACTCAACACGCTCTTGACCTTTCTCATCGAGGTAAACCAATGGACCGACTTTCGATACGCCCATCCAAAAACGAAGAGATCCGTCTTTGGTCTCTTCAGTGCGATAGATAATTCCAGTGTCTAGGCGGTTTTCCACACTGTTTTCCACACTAATATTTTAGTGACTAATATTCATGCCCATTATAAGCGAACAAACCGAAACAACAAGATACTTGATAGGGTGGAGGCGATCGCCTACTAATTCGACAGACTAAGCAATAGCACCTTCGGGCAGTTCTGGGATGATCGCCTCAAAATTTAGCCTTCTCCCAAAAGCAGTCCAGATCGCTGCCTGTATTTGATACGGGAAATCTTTATCGGGATTCAATTGAAAACCATACATTCCATAGGTGAGCGATAGGATGTCTTTTAGTTCAAGGATGTCGAGAAAGTCGCCTGAGTAATTGATCGCCGTCGGGACATCTTTTGTTTCGTCAAATTCTAGGGATGCGTTTTTATAGTTAAAGTTCATGATTTTCCAGCAAAACTCCAGTTATGAAGTGCATAAATTCGGGATCTTTTTCAAATGCTGCTTTTAGTTTGATTGGGTCTGCAAACTGTTGGATGCCCATTGGGTAAACTTCCGTTGCATTCCATGTCCCATCTAAGTTTTTGTATTCCTTCCCAACATAGGCATCAAGGAAGTTGTCAGGATAAGCGATCTCACTTCGAGAATAGTTAATCCCTGTTAATTTCTTGAGGCTAACGGGCGTTGGAGATGTTGAACGGCTAAGGATAAAATCAACCGCCATTTCTAACTTTTTAGGGTCGTTAAATTCCATGTGGTGACTCATTTCATGGAATAGCGTTGTTTTATCTAAATCAGAGCCAACGTTTAACCCCGGTGAACCATCAATATCCTTGTCTGCGGAGGCTCTTTTCCCTGCCCTATAAAATTTAATTTGTTGGGTTTCAAATCCCCCTGTCAAATCAATATAATCATCTACCATTGCAGTAATTTCTTTGTGCTTTGCTTTTCCAATAGCCTTTACCCCACGGTATCGAGTTGGGGGGTCTGCAAATGTAATAGTTTTTTCTACGGAGCGCAAACTTTTTGCCCTTGAGTTCTTCCCTCTTGCTTTTAGTGCAGAAATCAATGCGTCAAACTCTTTTTGTTCTTCTTTGAAAAGTGACTGACGGAGGGCTGACACCTGTTTTTCAACTACCTCTTTTTCTTTCATAAGCTTAAAATATCCGTCTAAGTCGCTACCGGAATAGAGCTTTGTCATCTCAGATCTTAGTCTGCTAACTTCAGTGTTCCTTTCGTCAATCTTTTTGGTTAGGGATTTAATTTTGTTTTGTTCCCCTTTATTTGCAGGATCATTCAAAATCTTCTCAGCATAAACCCGCCCTTTTTCTGTTAATTCTTGTCGGGTCAATCGTTGCGGTTTTTGAGGTGTAACATCCACGGGCTTATCTGCTGGCTTGGCGATCGCCTGTTTCTTAGGCTTAAACGGCGCAATATTATTTTTGAACTTACTTGGGGTATAGAACGTGGGCTTTTTCTCGTCAAAGGGGGCGCGGTTCATATTGACTAAACCCGTCTTTTTCGCCGCCGCCATTTCATCCTGCATCCACTTCAGATCATCCTCAGACAGCCAAGCAGGGTCAACCGGAGCCGTCGTCGTTCGACACTGAAAATGAAACGGGGGCATTGCAGCGGTGATTTCCACAATCCGCATATGTCGCCATCTGCACCATGGAGTCGTCCGTTTATCAACCAAGGCGATGATTTGAACGTACTTAACCCCATACCCCTCATAACGTTTTTTCGATGCCTGATTGAATGCCGTCATCGTTGAGGTTCTGGCAATATTTTCGGCGCGGTGTTTGACCAAACCCAACTGCCCAGAAATTGTACTGGTGAGTTTCGCCATCGAGCCGCCCTGCAACAGATTATTTGCCACAGCATCAATGATTTTTGTCGCCGCATCCTCACTATGATTTTGGAGTCGTTTGCGTCCATCCTTGGCGATCGCCGCCACAGCTTCAATATTGATATTGCCAAACTGCTGGACTAACTCAGGGGGATTACTGAGGGCAGCCGTCATCAGGTCAGAATACTTAACCCCGTTAGCGGTTTGTTCTTCCAGCAGGGTTTGCATGATCGCCTCAAACTGATCAGCTTTCTCTGGCGATAAAATTTGTCGAGCAATATTCGCCTTCTGTAGTTTTGCTAATTCGACCTGAATGTATCGCGGGTCAGCACCTTCTAACCGCCGATAAGTCCCCAACATATCCCGTGAGATTTGGTTAAAAGACTCGTCTAGCGATCGCCGCATGACCGCCATCTGTTCATCAGTCAGCCCATCAACAGCGGCAAGGGTGCGATCCGTAATATCAAGCCAGTCTTTTGCCGCCATTAATTCAGGGGAATATGCCTATTAAAAGCCGTTAATAATGATTGAAGTTCAGAGGAGATCGCCAATTTTCATGATAGGGTTGCCGCCTTTTCAAAAAGCTCAGTAATATCCGATTCGGTTAATCCCAGACCCGCCGAGATTGATTGAATTAAAGAGTCATCCTTGCGCCAAATTGTGGCATCTTTCCAGTTAATTTGTGCAGGAATATCCATACTGTCAATTGTGTTTTGAATTGTCGTGTATAAGCCCATTTCATACAAGGCTAATTTGGCGCGGCGGGAATCAATTTCAGTGATTGGTTCAGGTTCTGGGATAACGGGCGGATTTGGATCAATCCAGTTTCCCCCGTCACGAATCCAACCCACACTAACGTACTTCTCGTAAGGAACGACGAAGTATTCTTGTCCTTCAAGGGGTTCGGACTGTGGCTCCCCCGAAGCAATGTTGATGATGATTCCGTTTTCAATAATCAAGGTTTTGTTCATCTTTTCCTCTGGTTTTTCCAGCACTGCCACCCGACTCTGTAGAAACAATATCTATATTTTCGCAACGCCACCGCCGCCAACTGACTTAATTTCAATTGAGAAGGGAGTTTTCGTAACCATCATTTCTTTTTTCATTGTTTTGTCCAGTTAAGCATATTCATAAATAACAATGACACCGGGACCGCCTGAGCCACCTGTACGAGTAACCGAAGCAATTAGTGTTTGCAAAGCCCCTGAGCCCCCCCCACCATAACAGAGAGCATTGGAGCCATTTCCAGAGGTCCCAGTAGACTGACCTCCGCCATAGTATCCGGGGATTGTTACAGGATAAGAGATAAAACTCCCATTTAGCCATCGCCCAATTCCACCTCTCCCGCCACTATAGTTAAAAACGTTGCCATCAGTCGGGGGGGTTGGTGGAGAGGGGGTGCTCACAACCCCAGTCGCACTATTTGCAGATCCTTGTCCGTTCCCACCACCCTCAGCGGTGAGAGTCCCAAGAACAGAACCAACAAAAGTGGTATTTCCTCCCACTGTCCCGTCAGCGTTACCAACACCTCCAATGCCACCAGCACCGATTGTGTAAGTAAAAGTTTGATTCATATCAGTCAACCAGTAGCCGATTGTGTTTGCTGGTCCACCACTGGCACCCATTGCCAATTGTCCCGCCGTACCATTGTGGGAGCAACCACCACCACCACCACCACCACCTGTAATTTCAAGATAAGCCGCACGGGGGACAACAGTCGGGACATAACTTGCTGCAACGCCTGTGGTAAGTGTGCGGATATTTAGTAGGCGATAGCCTGCAATGTCTTGGGTAATTTGCGCGGGGGTTCGACTGACCCACGCCCCAGATTTACGCTGTAAAAAGTCATTATCTGAAGGCGTTAAGGCTGCGATCGCCGCCAAATCTGCATCTAGAGTCTTAAAGTTTCCAACGAACCACCCCGTTGTCGCCGATGTCGCTTGAAAAACGGGGGCATAAATTGTGCCGGGGGTTGTCCCAATGCCGCCACCATTTTGAATGAAATAAGTAGAGCCACCGACTAAGCCAGACAGCCCAACGCAACGCCCAACAGAGATAGTAAATGTATCAGACGAGGGAACGGTGGTAACAATGCCGATCGCCACCGCTGTAGAAAAACTAGCCGCATTGCTTTTAACCCAGTTTGCGCCGTTATGGTAAACCGGATCCTTGGGACTAAATCCGTGGGCGACTTGCTCAACGTCGAGGGCTAAGGTGTTGATTGAGCCAGCTCCCGTGATTGCTTCAATCTGCGCTTTAAGGTAGGCATCCCGATCCACTAACTCTTTTAATTGAGCATTTGGGTAGCTGTAAGGAGGATCGCCGCCTAATATCTGAGTTGTTGTTTCTACCTGAGTGACTGGCGGAAAGCTGCCAGATTCTTCGGAAATTGTAGCCATAAGCCCTCGTTAATTACCTTTTAGTCCGTCTGCAATTTCGGAGCCATCGCAAAGGACGGAGCCATCGCAGACGAGTAAATTTACTTGCAAAATTCGGCGTGATCGTTCGTTTTTCCAAGCGTCAATCAGCCGCCCCACAAGCTCAAATTGAGAACCATCCGGTTCGGTCTCAAAGCTGACAATAAATCGATCCCATTTTTTCCCATTGCAAACTTCTGCGCCATTGCAGATCACCGAACCGTCACACACCAAGGGGGGATTTTCTTCAAATGAAATGCCTCCGAGTCCCAACACTTCAAAAACCAAGGCGATCGCCGCCGGAGTCCCTGCCAATCGATGCAATTGAAGAGCATTTTTTAACAGCGATCGCTTCTTTGCAAGGGTGTCAGCCAATGACCAGCCCTTATCCCCAAACACATCTAATTCCTGCGCCAAATGGGGCAAGATCGATTCGTCAAGGTTGTCGATATCCCACTTAGCAAGGGGGTCTAGGTTTTGGCACAGCGTAAAAGTTTTGATGATGTGCCAGAACGATTCAAACCTTGTCCCTCGGAAAACGGGCGTTAAATAGGTGGGGTCAACGGGGCAATCGTTACTCATTAGCTACCCCCACAAGATTGATGGTGATCGAGGTGATCAAGGGACGTTGGTTTACATCCACGGCGATCGCCGACGCTGGACTATTAACCGTGACCTCCTTTACCCCCTCAAGACTAAGGGCGGCAATGATTTGTGATGGCACAATGTCACGCCCCAACTGTCCAGAAATCTCGGTGGCATAGGCTTGGGCGGCGGCATTCAGATCGGCGGATAGTTGTTGACCATCGGCACTGGAAAGCAGCGTCACGTTTACGGATAACGCTTGGCTGACGTTCTGAGGCGAGAAAACTTTTACCGTGTCCGTCAGCGGGCGGCGATCGTTACGGTCAAGGGCGGCGATCACCTTCGAGATAATTTCCCCACTAGGCAAGCCCGTTTTCGTGAGGACGTAAACCTCCACAAAGAAGCGAGTAAGCTGCACATAGGGTTTCGCCGTCGCCGCTAAAACTTCCAACGGGACCGAACTCATGTCGATGTTGTAGGGAGAATTTTGCACCAAGTCAATAAAAGCCTGTGCGTTCTGTTCTGCTAAAACATTCTGCTGGGCAATCCGCTCGTCATCATCCAGCGATCGCACTGAAACGTTTGTGATCGAGGGGTCGGCACTCAGTACCAAGAATCGGTAAGCATCCCGACTCCCTGCGGTGTTCAGAGCGTTCAAGCCTAACTTGATGCGAGTGCGATAGGCTTCATCCCCTTCGGCATCCCCACCGGAATTTGTCACGGAAATATTGGTCACACTGGCAACGTTCGACACCTGATCAAACAGACTATTCACCTGTCCGACTGCATAGCCATTCGCCGCATCTCCGGTCACGGTGGCGATCGCCTCCCCTTGCCCCGTGAGGTCACCAGCCAGAACCACAACGTTATTCAACAGCTCAAATAAAAACTGAGAATCTGCCGTCCGAACCCTTGTCCCAATGGGAATCAAAGTAGCGTTCGGGCTGACAGTGGCGAGGGTAAATTCTAGGGTTGTAAGCGCGGCTTGTGGTTCCAAGCGTGGAACACCGTAGCCATCCCCCAACTGATCGAGGTTTGCACCCGTCGCAAAATTAACAAGGGTCTGCTCCCCTGCAAACTGGACTCCTTGCTTGGCGATCGTGGCGGCTTGGGCGAGATATTCAATCAGTAGACTTTCAACCTGCGCGGGAAATACCTCCCGTCCGGTTAGCTCGGTAAATTGAGCGGTAAAAGCCAACTGATCTGCTTGCGCGTCTGGCACTGCGTAAATGGGGTCTGGAAGGTTCATGCCGTCACCACCGTTTGATTCAAAATACCGCCCGTTTTTAGTCGCCAATCCAGATAAAGATCGACTTTGCCATAGTCGTTATTGCTATTGAAATCAAGGTTTACTTTTACAATTTCCACCCGTGGTTCCCATGTCAAAATCGCCTCGTAAGTCGCCGCAATCAATCGAGGACCGATCGCCGTTTGGGGTAAATCGACAAGGCTCGGAATATCGCTAGCAAAATTTGGGCGGTGGGGGATACTGCCCTTTGGCGTAAGTAAAATGATTTGAATACATTGAGCAATATCGTCAAGACCTTCCAGCACCACCCCATGCGTAGAGAGGGATGGCGACCAGTAACCGCTTTGAATATTGCTGAGAACTTTTGCTGCAGACACTAAAATAGTGTGATTTATATACTCCCCAAATTATGCCTCAAGTAGCGAGAATTGGCGACAGCATTGACCACGGCGGCACGATTATTGAAGGCTCACCAGACTGTAACTGCAATGGTTTGGCGATCGCCAGAGTAGGAGACGCGGTAATCTGTGACATCCATGGGGCGCAAACGATCACCAGTGGCATTGACTCTGTTCCGGTGAATGGGCAGGCGATCGCCGTGGTGGGGAGTTCCGTTTCCTGTGGCGCAGTGGTGACGACCGGATCACCGGATGTTAACGCGGGGTGATTACTTCAAACGATCGCTGTGATTCAAGAAGGACTATCCATGCTGTTGCGGTCAATTTAAACAAGAAAAAACCGCCCATGATTGAGCGGTCGGTGATTATTCT